TTTTATAAAATGCCGCTGCTCTCTTCACATCTCCCAACGCCGCCCGCTCCATAAGAATGTCACGGATCTCTGCCGCCTCCGGTTCTTTTAAGAAATGCGTGGCGATCTCCAGTTCTTCCGAAAGATGTTCACTCTTAAATTCCTCCATTGTCAAAAACTTCCGTAGCGTTACAAACTCATCCCTGGAATTCAACGGTAAAAAAGACAGCTCTTTAATGAGAGCCATAGGTCTCTCCCTGACACAATAAAAGAGATTTGCAAGATTCGAATTGAAATCATTGTAAACCTCCATACATTTATCCGGTGGCTTTCCGAATAATACCCAGCCTCCACCACCAAACACTTCTATGTAGCGGTCATATTGCGGCGGCATTCGCAGATAAATCAGATCCCGCAATGCCTTTTTCCCGCCGACCCAACTGATTATACTGTTCAAGCTTTGCTCCTTCCCTGTATCACATCATATTCTGGGTTATTTCCGAGCCACTTTCCTCGGGGTTTTCTCTGGAATTCTGTTTTTCCTCCATGGCTTCTCTACGTCTCTGATCTAAATATTCCTGCGTAATAACAGCCTCGAAATAATCTTTTTGTGTATTCAGCGCCAGACTGCTTCCGTTACTCCATGCCACATGAATCTGTCCGGCATCGTCTACCATCTTGACCTTTCCTTCAAGTCCATCCGGCATCTGAGGTTCCCCCTGCATCTCAATCAAGCGGATTTTCATCCCCTGCGGATACATTCTTTTAATTTCATCTACTTCTGCTTTGCTTAACACTGCTTCCTCCTTGTATTTTCTTCTACTGTGACATTATTAGCTCTGCGCAAGTACTGTGTAATTCCGTTCTTCCAGGATTTCTTCACACATTTTCTGTTCCACAATATCCATGCCATATCTTTCTATCACAAAAGCATTTACAATAAGTCTCAATATCTCATCCGGTACCAGTTCTCTGTCTGTCAATTCCGACAGGCGGATATGCTTTGTCCCGTGATAAGCGTCTTTTGCCGCATGGAACAGAATATATTGTTCCAGAGTAACACTTCCCAACCGAACCTGATTAAAATAGATTCCGGTATCTGACATCTGCCTGCGTGTTTTTTCCCACAGTTTTTCATCCGCAGAAAGTAAAAAAACAGTAGCTGCATAGTTCGGTAACCTGGACAGCGTATTCTCTTTCGATCCCGACCATAATAAATAGAATCTTTTTTTGTGGTCACTGTCATAGAAAAAGAGTTCATCCTCTGTCTGATCGAAGATCTCACTGATTCTTGTTTTCAAATATTCCAAGTGCATACGGTCAATAACATAATCCACGATTTCAGAGTAAGCTCCCATCTCCTTCCACTCACTCATGTCTTCTATGCTGCCATGTCCCCTCGCCCGATATCCAGGGGGCTGCCGCATCTGTTTCTCCAGTCTTTGCAGTTCCGGGCTGTTACAAAACAATCCTGCCATAAAAATATTATCCTCCTTTATTTTTCATAAAAAAGCAGCGCCTATTTTTTAATAAGCGCCGCTTTATATATGCATCTGTGTTTCCGTATTCTGTACCTGTTGTTCCCCTATAAGTTCTCTCTCTGTCATGACACTCCAAAAACTTTTTCTGCTCCAAAAGCTGATATAGATTTCCCCATCTTCTACTGTAAGTGGTTGCTGTTCAAATCCTTCTCCCCATCCATCACTCATCTGTCCTGTCCAAAAGTCTTTCAATATCTTGATTTCTTCTTCCGTTAAAGGATCCCTGATTTTACATTCCAGCACACCATACAGTTCACCATCCACATCAGCTACCTTTGGATGTGCCGATACTACTTTTGCTGCCACTTCCCTGCTTTCATCGAAATAGTGCATAAGACCTCTTGCTTCTTCCCCCTCACACCTTTCTCTTTCAATTGCCTCCTCTATTATTTCTAAATACTGTACAAGATCACTGCCGTACAGTTCTCCTTCAGCTATTCCTCTCATGTTCAGATTTGCAATCAATGGACTAAACAGACAGAATTTTTCCAAGCCCTCCTCCGTAATTTCCAATGGATCCGCAAATTCTCCCTTGTACTGACTATACTCTTCTATCGGTCTGGTTACCCCTACAAATCCATCATCTACATAACCGCTTACTTCAAATGTCCCCGCTTTTTTATCCGCTCCAAAGGCTGCATAATTAATATGCGGCAGCAACAACTCATCCACTTCAAACAATCCCGATTCCGTTATTAAATACTTTCCATATTCTTCATCGTTATGTACCGTAGGATTAATTTCAAACTCGTTAAGATGCGTCGCAATATAAGCAACATTAGAGGAATTGAATAAACCAGTAAACTGCACGGCCGCCGCAAGCTGCTTCAGTTCTGCTTCTTGAAATCTCCTGACTTTTCGACACATTTCATTAAACAAGGTTAACTGCTGAACCTCATTTATATCCTCCGGTATCGGCACAAGAGTGTCAGGTAAACGCAGATTTTCCACTTCCGTCACTTTAAGCTCCCGATATTCCCTCACCTGCAGCCTTTCTTTTACTTTATCCATGGAACAGATATCCGTAGGCAGATACAGATATTCTCTATCCCCAGTAGTATTCTGTACCTCGACAACTGCCACCGTCTCCTCTGATACAATAAATTTCGGGAATGTCTTTCCATTATATACTTCCAACAATTCAAATCCATGATCTACCAACACTCCATAAGGTAGTACTTTCACATTGCTCTCCTTTAAGGCGTTTTTTGCAAACTCTGTGAAATCCATCTGCTCTTCTGGTATTTCTGAAAACTCGTCCGTATAAAGACGTACTCCCACCTGACTGGCATCTGAAAAATCTGTGAGTAGAGAGAGGCCTTTCATACTAAATGTTAGATTGATCAAATCCTTTATTGTACTCACGTCACAGTCATTGGCATATACTGCCAAAACTTTTCTTTCATATTCTGTCAGGTGCTCCATTCTCCTGGCAAAGAAATTTACCTCATCCATATTCAGAAACTGCCCTTCCAGTTTTTGTAAGGGATTATCCTTCTCTGACACTTTCACAAGTTTGCCCTTAGGTATCGTTTCTCTAATGCCCATCTGTCTCATTTGAAAATTTAGTTCTTCATCTGACAACGGGAGTTCAATACTTCTATGTCCCCCGTTTAATATTGTAATTTTCATTCCTCTCCTCCTGTCTCATAATTGTCTTCCCTGTTCTGTGAAAATGCTTCTCTATATTTCCATGATCATTCCCCTCAGCTGTTCCAGTTTTTCTGCTTTTACCTCCGCATAGATTTGAGCAACATCTATACAATCTGTGACAAAGTCATATCCTATAAGCTGCGGGTATAAAGGAAACTCCTGTTTGGGAACTTTCCCACATTTGTACTTAGAATATCCCATCTTACGCATTTCCTCATAGGAAACTGCTTTCCCGCCTATAATATGTTTTTCTCGTTTCTCCCTCTGCATTTGAACTAATGCTTCCAAAATTCCGGCACATCCATTTCTTGCTTTGTAGGTACTAATAGCCGTTGTTGTAATTTTTAATTCAGATGCCAATTCAGCAATACTTTTATACTCCTTTCCCCGGATAATACACATAGGAATTCGACTTATCATACGATCCGCCGGTATCCCCGCTTTCTCTTTCACATCCAATAAAATGTCTGCAGCAGTTTCAAAGTCTACGTTATTATTGACCATCATTTCATGAATGCATCCAACACTAATTTTCATTTTCCGCGAGAAATCTCTTTTACTTTCATATGTTATTCCTTGATACTCTATTTTGCATTGAGGCTTATTCCTTCTCTTGATCGGGCTGAACACTGCTTCTTCCAAATTCATTCCATTTGCTAATCTCTCCCATATCAATGACACATCCTGGCCATAATAACAGCTAAGCTCCGTCAATCCGAGAAATTCTTTTCCTTGAAAAAAAATCACTTCTTTTTTGAGTATTTCTGCGAGAACTTCTTCTAACGTGTTTCCCTGCACCATTTTTTTGAAAATAGTTGATCGTTTAATTCCATACTCATTTGCAATCATTGAGACACTCTTATATTTTCTTCCCCATACGACATAGGTTTCTGCTTCCTTTGCCTTCTGTGCTATTTTCACGGCCTTATCTACATTTTTCGTTCGATAATAATTATGCACAATTGAAGAATACGGTAATTCTAAGTCTTTACTTAGTTCACTGAGCGAATCATATTTCTTTCCCTGGTATTCTACCTGATGCCCTTTTCTTCGTTTCATTTATCCTCCCGTTTTTTCTAAATTTACTGCATAAAAATAGCGGTGCTTATTTCATTTCTAAAATAAGTACCGCTTCTATTTGATATTATAACATCTGTTGCGTTTTCCGCCACTGCTCTTCGCTGATAATCGATTCAACATAGCATCTATTTTCTACCATTTTTCTCTAATGTATCTATGAAAAACGAATAAAAAAATAGGGCAAAAACTGGTTTTTTTCTCTCCATTTTTTGCCCTCAAACCACTATATATTGTGGTTTACTATATTATTTATGCTTGTTTTCCACAATTCCGCATCAGAATTACTACTTCGACATTTGCGGTCCAGGGGAACTGGTCCACGGCCACGGCCTTGTCCACGCGGTAACCGTTCTCCAGAAACACTTCCAGATCCCGCACAAGGCTGGTGGGTTTACAGGAGATATAAACGATATGATCCACGCCGTAAGCAATGATCTTAACGAATGCTTCTATTAGGTGAATATCGAAAGGAGTTTTATATGCCTAAAACAAAAATACACCATAATATAAAAACAAGCAAGTTGAAACTTATGCGAATAACACGTCATCTTAAGCAGTCAGAACTCGCAGAGCTTTCAGGAGTACCTTTGAAATGTATTGGAAATTATGAACAACTACGGAGAGATATCAACCGTGCACAGGTATGCATCGTATATCGACTTGCAAAAGCTCTTGATTGTTCCATTGAGGAATTGCTCGATACCGACTTGCGAGGATCCTGATGTAGTCTTGCATATTTACATCAAATGGCAAGTTAGCAAACTCATTTATAAACTACGATCAAAGGATTAGACTTTCCATTTACACGTGGAATGGCAACGTGGTTGGCGGATCTACAGTTTGCTTTGGGCCAATTGACACTTATATTCCGGACGGATATGTACTTGTCGGTTTGTTTCTTACTCCAAAATGTACAGTCGATATTACTATGAGCTATTATTATACTCAAATATACGCTACCTCTAAAGATTTTACGGGAGAGATATATTATGACGCACTGCTTGTTTTTATCAAAAGCTAAACTTAAACATTAACAAGCCAAAATGTCTCAATAGTTACTTCTTGGTTAGCTATATTTACATTATTATAGTTTGCTACACCCAGTACTAGATAGTTTTTTGTATAGTATGTTCGCACCCACAGGTTTGTGTCAGAGCAAGTTGAATACAGATGAGTTCCCTTCGGGATGTCATAAATAAAAATAGTACCTGCATCAGACGTTGTTACTACGTCTACCTGAGAGATCACCTTCATTAACTTGCTAGTTAATATAAAAAGAGTGGCGAACACCCCTTCTTGTTCGCCACTCTTTTCCCATGATAAACCATGAGAAGGATTCAATGGGTAATTTTAGAGTATCATACCTTCTGCTGATTCGTCAATTATAGAATGCCGCCTGGATGCTATCGTATCCAACTTTTCCATCTTTTACCAGGTTCAGCTTGTCCTGCACTGCAATGGTCTCTTTTCTCGCATCTTTTCCATACTTGCCGTCTTCGTTCTGATCATGCCCCAAAATCTCATTGCAGCGTCTCTGCCACCACTTAACTACCGCTCCTGTGGAGCCAACCTTATAGATCAGTCCGAATCTTTTCGCCTGCAAGCAGATCTGCTGTCTTACATACCGAGTATTCTTGCCATCTTTTCCATCTTCAGCCAGCTTTCTTCCCTGCGCATCCCGATAACCGTCTGCATTCGCAGCTTTCTGGAAATTCTGAATATTGATATTACAGGTTTCTTCTCTTTGCGCCTGTACTGATACCATTTCAAAGTCCGTATAAAAGATATTGATATCACACTTGCCACTTATTCCAGGGACAGATCCGGATGATGTATACTGCCAAATATCCGCAAGGTCAATCTCCGCCGCTGACAGACTGGATGTATAACGCGCATACCATACGTATACCTTTCCCAGTGCTTTTACGATCCGGTTCATGTCAAAATATTTATTAAGGTAATCTTTGTTGGTATAGATCACCGGGAGATAACCGGCTGCTTTGACTTTTTGCAAAAATGCAATTGCCATATCCGTAGCCAGCTGTTTGGTGACATTCACACCTCTCTTACGCGCATAATTTACAGAGTCGTACTCAAAATCAAATGCAATAGGGCATTTGCTCCAGTACTTTTTAGCCTGAGTGATACAAAACTCTGCTTCTGCCACTGCCATTGCTACCGTATAGGCATACGAAAACCAGTAGAGCAGCACCTGCACAGCCAGATTAAAGCAGGCCAATGCATTGCTCACATACTTCTCGTCGATGTTATTTTTTCCGTAACCGGCCCGAATGCCTATAGGCTTATATCCGGCATCACGCACTTTTTTGATATTGACATTTCCATTGTGTTTGGAAATATCCGGTCCTTTTGATAATGCCTTTTTCATTCTTCTCCCTCCTCTGATTCCTCTGAGCCATTCAGTTTGCCGTCATCCAGCAGATCCTTCACTGCCTGGAACCACCGTTCGATGACACTTTCCAGGAATTCATCGGTGATGAAATACTGCAGCCACGACGGTAAAAGTCTTCGTGCCTGGCTTACCACATACTTCATCTTCTGTTCCCCGGAACCCGACTCTTTAAATGCATGTTCCGCTTTCAGGAACAGGTGATACACATCCACTCTGATCTCATCAATCGTCTTATCGCGAATGTATACCCATAAAAAGGTGCCTACTACCAGTGCCGTCAGCACTGCCAAAATAATTACCATAATTGTACTTGTGCTCATAACTCGTATCCTCCTTATAATAAAAATGTTTGCACAGCTGCCCACATCAGGCCAGCAATTAAAAAACCTATCACTGCTCCTACCACAGTATTAAATACTGTTCTCTTTGCATTACTCCACTCTTTCCCCGGAGCACGCTCCATGTCATCCACACGGCCATCCATTTTTTCAACTTTCTGATCAAGGCTGGAGACCGTCTCATTGGTGTGTTTCACTTCCTCAACAAGCTGAATCATCGTGTTTGACATCGTATGTATTTCTTCCGTCACTCTCTCCAACTTATCAATCCTATGAGTATTGGATTTTGATCTGGATTCTACCTCTGTAAGACGATGTTCCATTTCGGTTTCATTCATGTCGCACCTCACTCAAATATAAAAGCCGGTCACCTCCCGCAAAGGAAGTAATCGGCTCTTGGCTCTTGGTTACTATGTAGTTGTGGGTAGGACCGTCTCTCACTCTCATAGGTATCCTCCTACTCTGCTGTCAGATTTGCCAGCTGTGTCTCCAGGGTGTTGATCTGATCCCGGAGAGCCTGTCTCTCTGCATGGACAGCCTCCATGTCGTACCCGGTCTGCTCACCCAAAAGAGCATACTCGTAGGTTTTAATCACCTTATAGTCGCTCGCAGCGATCCGGGCCTTAAGGTCTGCAATCTGTGCCGTCAGCTGGCTGATCTGCCGCTGTCTGGCCAGTTCCGCTTTCTCCTCTTCTGTCAACTCCGGTTGCACCGGTGCAACTTCCGGCTCGGTGTAGACGGATCCGTCATCTGATAACTCATGCCAGTTATCTCCCTTCCGATAGAGTGTAGTGTATGCCTCATATTCTCCTTGATCCAACGGGTATTTACAATCCGAATCCAAATAGAGTTT